TGCTCGGCCACAGCGGCCCGACGCTCATCCTGCGCACCTATGGCCACGTCATCCAGCCGATGCGCGACCAGGCCGCCGGGGTGATGGAGGCCATCATGGTTGCGCCGATGGTTGCAACGCCGCCGCCGCTGGCGCCCATTCGGCCCGGCAATACAGGCTGAATGGCCGCGGGCGGCGGCATGTACATGATGTAGGCCGATGGCCCGTCACCACCCATCAGCGCCCGTCAAATGGGCCGATTCTGGGCCATGTGCGTCACGTGAAACCATCAGGAAACGTCAATGTGGCCCACGCGATGGTTGCGCGCTTGGTTGCAACGCCGCTCAGTCGCCCGCCATCGCGGCGACCGGCGTCAGCTCGCCGTCGAGGTCCAGCCGCACCAGCGCGCGATGCCAGCAGATCAGCCCGCGCTGCGCCGCCTCGCACTCGCACATCGTCGCGAACGAGAAGCCCAGGCCGACTCGCCGCGCCGTCACCAGATACTCGTGGCCGGCGTGCGTCACGCTGGCGACACGATAGAGGTAGGCGCCGTCCGTCCAGCCGATGAACCGCGGCGCGGCGCCCTGGCCGGCGACCTGGCGAGCCTTCGCCATCGCGCGGGCAATGCTGTCGGTGCGGCTCGTCTGCTGTGCCATCCTACTTCCCCTCTTTCTTCGCCGCGATCGCGCAGCCCAGGTCGCGCCCGGCCTCGACGTTCGCCACGACATCGAACTTGCCGCAGCGCGGGCAGCGCGCCCATTGCGTCGTCTTCGTCGGCTGGTTGTATCGTCGCTTCGCCATCCCCGTCGCCCCTTTCAACTGATTGCAGTATAACAGATGTTATAGTACCTGTCAAGTGTTTTGGCGGATCAGACTTGACAGGTGTTATAGACGCCTGTTATAGTCCTGGCGAGAGGAGGACCGGCATGACGGCAGAGGAGGTCAAGGCGCTACGGGAGCAACTGGGGTGGACCCAGGAGCGGATGGCGCGCGAGCTGGGCGTCAGCTTCGCGACGGTCAACCGCTGGGAAAAAGGCCATCGGTCACCAAGTCACCTGGCCGAAAAGACGCTTCAGCGGCTCGCGCGCCGCACGAAAGGGATAGCCCAGTGACTCGCATTCTGTTCCTCGCACTCGCGCTCTGGCTGGTGGCCGGCTGCGCCGCCCCGGCGCCGGCCCGACCGACCGCCGAGGCGACCATCGCGGCCTTCACCGCGGCCGGCCTGGAGGCCGAGCGCCCGTCGAAGATGACCCGCGCCGACTACGGCCCGGCGCCGTACCTGGCCGAGGGCACGCGCTTCCTGATCCCGTCGCTGGGGGCCGACGCCGGCGGTCGCCTGTTCATCGGCGCCGACGCCGACCTCGACAAGCTCGAGAAGCACTACGCCGAGCTGGGGAAGGCGTCGGCCTGGTTCTACAGCCACCTCTACCGCCGGCCGGGCGTGCTGGTGCAGATCAACGGCGAGCTGCCCGACGAGAAGGCGCAGCGGTACAAGGCCGCCCTCGAGGCCGTCCGCTAGGCCGTCGCGATGACCACATCCGCCGTCACCAGCAGCACGCCGCGATCGAGCGTGTAGACGGCGCCGACGATCACCGCCTGCAGCTCCCAGTGCAGCAGGACATCACCGATCAGGCTGGTCGTGTCGGCCGGCAGGATCCGCGTCTCGGCGCTCCCCAGCCCGAGCACGACGATCCCGCCGGCCGCCTGCGTCTTCACGAACACCGCCTCGCTCTCCGGCGCCCCGATGCGCCGGGCGGCGACCAGGCGCAGGCCGGCGCCGCCCAGGTCGAGCGGCGCCCCATCGGCATCCACCACCGTGTGCCGGAGGATGGTGCTGTCGCCGCGCGTCATGCTGCCCGCGAAGGCCATTGTCGTGCTCCTAGACGAGAGTGGTGGCGGCGCCGGGTGTCCCAGCCTTCGTGGTGGCTCCCACGGGCCTCCTGGTGGCGCTCACGGCGCTCGGCCTGGTCAGCGTCGTGACGGTGGAGAGCGGCAGCTCGAAGGCGTCGGCGATCGTCACGGTGGGGTCGAGCGCGGTGAGCGTCACCGTCGCCGGCGACGCCGCCAGGCTCACTGTCATGCTGCTCAGCCCGACGCTCGGGTCGACCGCCGTCAGGGCCAGCGCCGCCGGGTCGTCGGCCAGGCTCACGCTCACGCTGCCGAGCGTGACGGTCGGATTGACCGCGCTGAACGTCACCGTCGCCGGGTCGCCCGCCAGGTTCACCAGCACGCCGCCGACGCTGACGGTCGGGTCCACGGCCGTGAGCGCCACGCTCGCCGGGTCGCCCGCGAGATTGACCGTCACACTGCCGAGGACGACCGTTGGGTCGACGGCGGTGAGCGCCAGGCTGGCCGGCGCCGCCGACAGATCGACCGTGACGTTCCCGCCGGCCGAGACGGTCGGGTCGACGGCGGTCAGCACGATGGTGGCCGGGTCGCCGCTCAGGTTGACGGTGACGCTGCCGAGCGTGACCGTCGGGTCGACGGCGGCCAGGGCGAGCGTCGCCGGCAGCGTCGACACGTTCACGCTGACGCTGCCGAGGACCACCGTCGGGTCCACCGCCGTGAGCGCCGCGCTGGCCGGCAGCGTCGACAGATTGACCGTGACGCTGCCGAGGACGACGGTCGGGTTGACCGCGCTCAGCGCCACCGCGGCCGGGTCGCTCGACAGGTTGACGGTGACGCCGCCGCCGCCGGACGGCTCCTTGAGGGCGAGCAGGTGCGCGATCCAGTCGCTGATGCCCCCGGCGGCCGTCATCGTCTTCGCGCCGCTGCTCCCGGCCGACGCCTGGGCCACGTCGAACCAGGCGCTGTTATTCGAGCCGGTGCCGTCATACCGCTCGTTGAGGCTGCTGCTGTTCGTCCACGAACCGCCGTTCCAGCAGGCGACCGGCAGCACGAGCATCGTATTGGCGACGGTCGTGGTGACGGCCGACGCGGTGACGGTCGCGCCCGTCCCGTCGGCCTCGCTGAAGACGTCGAACGGGTCGCCGCTCGTCTCGCAGCCGGAGTACGCGGCGATCATGCCCTCGCACCAGAGCGAGCCGGACCAGCTCCAGGTGAACGTCGAGCCCTCCGACCCGTCGACCCGCCGCCAGTAGATGTAGTTGCTGGCATCAGGCGAGCCCGGGCTGTGCCGGTCCTTCTCGGTCCAGCCGGACGGCGCCGTGATCGTCCGGTCGCCGCCCTCAACGTGGATGCAGGCGACCATGATGTCGTTGGTGGTGACGCTGGCCGGCTTGTTGACGACGGCGCTGCTCGCCGTTGAGCCGGCCAGGGTGGCGATGGAGCGGAAAGCGATCGCCATCGGTCAGCCTACGCCGGCCATCGGAAGGCGAGCCGCAGATTGGAGATCCGCAGCTTCCCCCCGACGAGCGTCAGGACGATGTCGAATCGGGTCAGCGGCCCCTGCGGCGCGTTCTGCGCCGTCGTGCCCGGCCCGAACTCGCGCGAGGTCGTCCGCGCCGGGTCGCTGATGACGGTCGCCTCGGCCCAGGCGTTGACCTGCGTGCCGTTGATGCAGCGCAGCAGGGCGACGCGGAGCGGGTCGACCGCGTCGTCGTAGTCCAGCTCGAAGCGCACCGCGCCCTCGGCGAAGCCGGCCAGCGGGTAGGTGACGATCGCCATCACGTCGCTCGCAAGAGCATATTCGAGAGTGTCAATGTTTGGCCACTTGATACGGATCTGTCGCTCGTGAGATCCCACCAGGCGTAGACCTCGCGGCTGCCGGCCGTGACATTGTCGTCGGTCAGGATGGCCCAGCGCGCGCCGCTGCCCGAGGCCGGGAGCGTGCCGCCGGAGGCCGTCCACGCCTGGTCGGGGATGTCGATCTCGGCCCGATCGTTGGTGTCATCCTCGGTCGATGGGAAGTTGGTCGAGTTCCTGGTGAGCGAGATGCCGCCCGCGGTGTAGCCGTTGCCGGACGCAATCTCGGTCAGCTCCGATTTGGTATTGGTGTCCACCGTGGGCGTCGCCGCCGATGTCGCCAAAAAAAGGTAGAGCACAGTCGGCTCCGTGCCATTCGACAGCGATAGTTCCAGGATCCGGAACTTGCCCTTGTTGGTGACGCCACTGGCCACGGTCAACCTCCTAGAGCTTCACGATCTGATCCGCGTTCAGCGTCTCCCAATCGTCCACAATGTTGCCCGCGATCGTCTCGCCCGCCGGCGTTACCACGCCATTGGCGCAGACGAGCGCCCTGCCGTGATAGTAGTGAAGCGAGAGGATCGCCGCGTACTTTTTGGCCCCGAGCCGTTCGGCGTTCATCTGGTAGTACGCCTCCATGCGCGCGTCCTCGCCCGCCTGGCCGAGCCCGAGCGCCAGGCGGATGCGCGCCCGCAGGTTGATGGCGTCGGCGCTGCCCGCGAGAAAGGCGTCCGACTTCCCATCGCGGGCGCCCGATTTCAACTCGGAGTGCATCGGCAGCTCGACGGTCGAAGGCTGAAGGCCGGGCCAGACCGGCGCCGCCTCCGCCGCGAACCAGGCCGCGAACGCAGCGACCATCGCATCCGAGATCGGGCTGGTGAGGCGCGGCTGGGCGAACTCGACGGCGAGATAGAGCCGGCTCTCGGCGCGGGCGTTCCAGCCCCACTCGCGCGCGTTCAGATGGATGCAGTAGATCCCCTCGCCGATGGTGGCGTTCCAGCACAGTCCATCCGGGTTGGCCGTCGCCCAGGCGGCCGTGCCGCGGTACTCACGCTCCAGATCGCGGGCGCCGCCGCGGCTGCCATGCAGAATGACGCCCGCCGGCTGCTCCACGAATGCCCCGGCCGCCTGGCCCGGCCTGCGCTCGACCGTGATCTCCGTCATGGCCCGCTCTTTTCGATCAGGAGTCGCTCGATCCGATCCATTTTTAAAGACATCTGGGCGTGGGTGATCTGAAGCTGCGTGAGCTGTTCATTCGTTCGGGCCGCCTCGAGGAGCATCTGCTGCTGGAATGCCTTCATATCCGAGACCAGCTGCCAGCCGAGCCAGAGGAAAGCGCCGATGAGGATCAGACTGATGAGGGTCGCGACCCCCCGCTCGCTCAGGACCGCAGCGCCGATGCGGGCGACGGTCTCCCCATTCATGCCGCCGCCCCGTCGTCGGCGACCAGGTCCGCCTCCGCGTCGTCCTCCTCCTCCTCGTCCACGCCATCCTGATCGAAGCCGCTCAGCAGCCGCTCGATCTCGTTGAGCGCCCCCGTGAGCGCGTGGTAGCCGGCCAGCGCCCGGTCCCGCTCGGCGACCAGCAGCGTGCGCCGCTCGGCCAGGTCGGCCCGGATGGCGCGCTCGGTCTTACTCATCGGGCATCTCATCTCGAATGGCGTCGATCGCCTCCTGCCGCGCGCGCTCCTGGGCCAGCCCGGCCTCGTACGTCTCGAGCTGGTCGCGCAGCCAGAGCTTCATCTGGCGCTCGGCAAACTGCTTCTTCGTCTGCCCGCCGGCCGGGTTGTAGCCGTGCTTGCCGGCGATGGCGTCGAGGAGTCGGGGCGCGATGGGGTCGGGAACGGTGATCGTGAGATCGGCCATGCCGCGTCTCCTAACTGTCGTAGTACGGCACATACTTCGTCACCCCGCTGATGACGACCTCGATCTTGCCGCCGAGCGCGCCGAGCGCCCCGCCGCTCACGGCGCCGAAGATGCAGCGCCCGCTCTGATTGACGGCGAAGTCGGTGGTGAACGTCCCGCCTCCGACATCGCGCCTGACATCGAACGTGTTGACCGTGGACGTTTGCCGAGCGCGCACCGACAGCGCGACATCCGCGGTCGATTGCGCGAGGAAGCTGACGGCCGGAGAGATGTAGGCCGTCCCGCTGACCTTCAGCAGCTCCAGCGCCTTGCTGCCGCCGACCGCCAGCGCCCAGTCGTCGGCGCCGATGCGGTAGAGGCCGTTATCGGGGTCGGTGTAGAAATGCAGACCTGGATTGCCCACGGCCCCATCGGCGACTCCCAGCGTGCCGGTGTGCGCCCGCGCGGCCAGCAATGCCCCGCCGTCGGTGCTGCGATAGGTGTAGAAGTCAATGGCGCCATCGATGAACGATGCGCCGACGGTCTCGACCCAGGCGCGCAGGAGCGTGGCGTTCCGATAGGCGCCCGCGTGGTAGGCCAGGGTCCGAATGTCATAGATGTTGTCGGCCGCCGCGATGGCGCTCGGCGCCCCGAGCGTGCCGCGCGCCTTCTGGACGGTCAGCGTCCGCGCCGTCACGTCCGTCGAGCCGCGCGACCAGGCGAAGTCCTGCTCCTGCACGCCGTCCTGGATGTCCTTGAGGTACTGGAGATTGTCGCGGACGTGGGTGTTCATGGTCGTATGCGACACGACCTCGAGGTTGAGCCAGGTGCGCGGAACGGTCCAAGCGATGTGACTACCCTCCTACGGCGCGAGCCGCGTCGTGCTGCTCAGCACGCCATAGGTCGCATGATTGAGCAGCCAGTACTGGGTGGCGTCGCCGGGGCTGACCTCCCAGCCGACCGACCACTCCCCGCCCACGGCCGTCCAGTCGATCGTCATCTGCTCGATGTGGCAGACCTGATCGATGGCGGCCCCGCCGCCGGGTGGTCGCCGGCGCAGCGTGACGCGGTCGCCCAGCTCGCGCCCGCAGATGTGCGGCCACATGACGGCAGGATTGCCGTCGCCGTTGAGCCGCAGGCCCGGCGCCCGGAGCCGCGGCTGCTTGTAGGTCTCCAGCAGGTAGCCGGCCGTCCCGTAGGCATCGCCGTCCACCGCCATCAGCCCGCTGAGCGCCTGGGTGCGGATGTAGTAGTTGGCCTGCGAGGTCGCGTCGGTGACGACCTGCTCGACCCCGCCGTCGCGCGTCACCCGCACATCGTTCATGATGCGGCTATCGTCGACCGAGAACTGGACGTCCTCGTAGAGCTGCTCGGCCCCGCCGCCATCGCCCAGGGTGACGGCGCTGGTCGCGGTCGGCAGCAGCCGCATATACCGATGCTGGAACGTCACCTTGCCGTCTTTCGAGATGAACAGGTAGCCCTTCTCATCGTTCACGATCGCCTGGAGATGGCCCAGCGCGTCTTCGTTGACGAAGGTGGCCGCCTGCGTCTGGATCAGCCCGGTGGCGAGCGTCCGGTCGCCGGCCGGCCAGCCGATGGCGTTGAGCACGGCCGCGATGCGGAGATCGGTCGTCTCGACCGGCCGGGTCGCGTTGACCTTGTAGCTCGCCAGCGGCCCGAAGGCGTCGACGAGCGACAGCACCATCAGCGCGTCGCTGTTGCTGGGGGCGATCGTCGGCTGAAAGGCGGTGATGTAGCCGTGGAACAGGTCGTAGGTGACGGCGCTGTAGGTGGCCTGGATGCGGACGCGCCGCATGGGCAGGACGTTGGCGCCGTAGGGGCCGGCGCTGTAGCCGGTCGCGAGCGGGTCGAAGCGCCGATCGGTGTTCCTGAGCGTCAGCGTGGCCGTGCCGGCCTGCGCCTGGTCCAGCTCGTGATTGCGCCCGCGCGTGAGGCTGAAGGCGCGCACATAGGCCGTGGCGTCCACCCAGACGGGCGTGGCCGCCGGATTGGTCGTCCAGCTCATGGCCGCCTGAATCGTCGGGCGATCCGCCATCACGCCAGCCCCAGCGAGGTGTTGAACCGCTTCTTGCGGAGCAGCCCGTCGTGGATGGCGTCGACGAGCTGGCGCTCGGTGGCGACGGAGCCGGCGACGTTGACGGTGATGTGGTAGACGGCGCCGCCCATCGGCGTGACCTGGCCGGCGCGGCTGCCCATGCTGAGCAACTCGGGGCCGCGCTCGCCGACCAGATAGGAGCGGCCGGGCCAGACGGGGCCACCGCGCGCCCGTCCGTCGATCGTCCAGCCCAGCCCGCCCCAGTACTGCTGGGGCGTGTTGGCCCGCACCCACTCAATGGCCGTGCGCAGCGCGCTCAGCGTGTTCGTCTCATGGCCGGCGTTGAGCAGGCTGTTGATGCGGTAGAGGACGCGGTAGTGGCCGCTCTTGTCGGCGTTCGTGCCGCTCCGCCCGTGACCGCGCTCGGTGTCCATGAGCGGATCGTAGTCGATGGGGCCGATGTCCAACGGCCCTTTGCCCGGCACCTGGCTATGCCAGCCGGCGTTGTTGAAGAGCTGGAGGTAGAGCGGGTCGCTTTGCGCCGGGCCGCGGTACGTCCCGCCCGTGTCGGGCCGGTCTCCACCGCCGCCGCCGCCCGTGCCGCCGCCGCCGCCGCCTCCACCACCCCCAGTCCCGCCGGCCGCCGGCGGCGCCTGGTCCATCACCCGGCGCCAGGCGTTCCGCGACAACTCGGTCCCTTTGTCGATCTCATCGATGTAGGCGTCGATGGCGTCCTTCGCGACGGTGGCCGCCTGCTCCCGCAGCCAGGGCATCTCCTTGATCATGCCGGCGCCGATGCCCCAGACGAGCGGCTGGCCGATCTCCTCAGCGGCCACCAGGGACGGGCTGCCGATCCGCAGGGCGGCCTTCGCCGAGTTGATGGCGCTCTCCGCGAGGGCGGCCGCCTGATTGCCGAGCCAGCCCTTGAGGCTGTTGAAGCCGTTGACGATGCCGTTGACGATCGCCGTGCCGATCTCCCGCGCCGCCGTGAGCGCCTTGCCCGCCGCCTCCGAGATCCAGCCGCTGATGGCCGTCCCGATCTTCGCCAGCTCGCCCGGCAGCTTGGGGAGCA